ACTTCGCTTTGTCGACTACTTCCTCACAATTTGCGATGTACTGACGCTAACCCGTGACATTCCTCATATGACTCGTGGTTCAGCAGGGTCTAGTCTCGTCTGTTACCTACTGGGTATTACAGATGTGGATCCCATAAGATGGCAAATACCGGTGGCACGTTTCCTAAATCCTTTGAGAGATGATTTACCAGATGTGGACATAGACTTTCCGCACTGGCAACAGAACGCTGTCATGCAACGTATATTTGCCCAATGGCCCGGGCATAGTGCAAGAATCAGTAACTATGTAACCTACAAGGAGCGTAGTGCTCGCAGAGAAGCGGCACGCCGTCTTGGCGCATCTGGTAAACTTCCTCGCAATTTCAAATACGAAGAATTAGATATAGATAGGAACGAAGCAATGAGAATCGAGAAAAAACTAATAGGCAAAAAAAGAGCAATATCAAAACACTGCGGTGGAGTACTTGTGTTCAAACACAAACTACCAAAAAGTCTAGTAAACGCAGACAACCAAATACTGCTAGACAAACACGAAGTTGAGGACTTAGAACACCTTAAAATTGACATCCTTGCTAATAGAGGACTTAGTCAACTTATGGAGATAGATCCGGATACTCCACTAGAAGCATATCCGGAGCAGGATTACGAAACAGAACAGTTACTATGTAGTGGCAACGTTATTGGTGTAACACAAGCAGAGTCGCCAGCAATGCGCAGACTATTTCGTGCTATACAACCAAAGTCAAAAGCAGACTGCGTGTTTGCTACTGCACTTATTAGACCTGTTGCTACTACAGGCAGACAAAAAGCCGCGTTCTTTCAAGACTGGACAGAACAGCGTCTAGAGGATACTATTGTATATGAAGATGATGCTATTCGTAAAATAGCAAAATTAATTGACTGCGATATGTATGAAGCAGATATGTATCGTCGTGCGTTTGCAAAACGTGACGAAGAAAAGGTTATGCAGTTCATGGAGAAGATGGGAGAGAGCGAGAATCGAGAGCAGATCATAAACGAACTTTATGGTCTGGGCAACTTTGGGTTGTGCAGAGCACACGCCGTAAATCTAGGAAGGCTTATATGGGCACTGGCGTATCAAAAGGCTCACAACCCAAAGGCTTTCTGGGCCGCGGCACTTAAACACTGTCAAGGCAGTTGGCGTCGTTGGGTACATAAAACAGAAGCAAAACTTGCAGGTTGGGATCTACGTGAACTAGGATTTCCCAATGGCATAACAGAAACTCCACAGCAACAATACAAACGCTATGGTTACTGGACACAACCAGAGTTTATGCCCAATATGTTTGTACAAGAGACTTGGGGTGACAGAGTAAACTTTGCAGGATTAGTTGCTAATGGGCGTGTGTTTAAAGGTGCAGAAGGCAAGTATGTTACGTTTGTAACACTGGGCGTAAACAACGGCGAGTATGTAGACGTAACTATCAAACGTCCTTTCGGTTACAGAGATCACGACGTTGTTGTAGGTAGTGGTCGTGTGCGTTGGAACAATGGCAGTCAGTATATTGATTGCGTAGATGCACAAGGCCACAGACTTGACAAATATCTAAATTAGTAATATGGTCTATGTTTTTTAAATTTATTAAAGTATTTCTCAAACTGACTTATACTAAATTGATTTTTTAAATTTTGTAAATTTTCTCTGACTAAACTAAGATTGTTTAGATGTCTATCCATGTAATCTAACTTTTTTAAATTATGATTTTCTAATATTTCACGATTAGACTCTAGTGCATTTAGAACTCTAAGTCCAGGGTGTATCTCATACTGATAACTATGATCGATTACATCGTGGAAAACATCGAAACCTATATTACTAAGATAATCCGCTGTTCCATAACCTCCACAAAATATAGGAAAACAACAGCCATATATTGCCATTAGATATTTTTCATCAAAGAAAACGGCCTTTTCCCAAAAAACAGGATCAGTAACAATTGCAAAAGTACTAGAACAAAACTTTTCTTTAAGTATATTGTTCCATATGATATGGTTACCAGCCACATTATTTAGATAGTTTTCAGGACTATTGCTGTTGTAGGTATCAAATTTTTTGTTCAGAAATCCATCAAAAGAATAATCTGTAAATCTAGTAAGTTCTTTTAACACATCAAAATCTTTATCTTGAGTTTCCCATCCTTGGGAATAATCAAAGTTTATATGTTTGTTTTGATTGAACCATGCACTAGCAAGAAGTCTGTTTTCTCTGCATTTGTTCATCATAACAAAACAGGATTTTTCATCTGAATATTCTGCAACTATAGCGTTTTTATAAAATTTGTCGCAAATATCAAAAAGAGTCAGCGGTGCACATGTGTAGGGAAACGGAAAATCAGTCCATTGTAAATAATCCGCCATATACACATGTTCAACATCTATTTTATGATCTTTAATAATTTTTTCTATGTTATTATATGACTGATCTTGATATACACTGCCTGTTTCAAAATCACCATCAAGTTTAAGATCTTGACAAGGAGGTTGATGATCCCATACAAAAACAATACCATCGTCTCCAGATAAGTTTACAATATCATACCAAGGCATTATTACTAGCATTTTTAATCGCTTTTTAATCCAGCAAGCATGTCTTTTAGTTTACTGCTTTGTACACTTGCAGTAATCTTGCCTGCTTCCTCGTCTGGTGCACTAACTACACCGCCACTGTTTTTGTTCTTGAGTTGGTCATAGATTGAACTGCTTTGTTTCTTAAACTGTTGATATTCTTCATCCTCACCTAAGTCTCGGATACGCAAACTTTCAACATCAAACTCCAAGTCAATCTTTTGTCCAACACCACTACTTGAACGAGTTTTCATTAACTGTAGTTGATAGCGTCCACGCTCACGCATTGCACGACTTGTAAAGATACCAAACACGTTATCTGCTGTGTTGATCTTACTCAAGCCGCCTGCAATGTGCGAATGATCAAACTCAATCTCTTCAACAGCACCTCGGTTCAACTGCGATGCTGTTACAAACACACAGTTAAGTTCTTTAGCCAAGTTGCGCAGTTCTTCACTTACATACTTGTCTTTAACAAACAAATCATTTGGACTGACCTTTGCACTCACAGGCATAATCAAATCCAAGTAGTCAATAAGCAAGAAGTCAATCCGCCAACCATTTTTAATCTGTAGTTCTTTCAAGTATGCACGAATATCATTTACGTTACTCTGTGCTGGCATGTATTTGATCTGTAAGTTGCCAGACTTCTTGCCTGCCATCTTGACTTTCATTTCAACAGTATCCAAATCTTTGAATACTTCTTTTGTGCTTACATTTGTCATCATACTGTCAATACGCATGGCACTAAGTCCTTCACTAAGTTCCAGACTCAAATACACACCATTCAATCCTGTTGTTACCCAGTTAACTGCTAGGTTTTGCATAAACAAACTTTTACCTGACCCTGATCCACCTGCAAAAATATTGAGTTCGCCTTTGTTCATGCCTCCGAACAATTTACGATCAACAGCGGGCCAACCTGTGCTGATCTGTCCGTTGTTGTCTTTGAGTGCCATCAATCTTGCTCTAGGATCTTCAAAGTAGTTTGTGCCCATGTCTTTTGTTAAACTAATCTGCACAGCGTCTTTGATTAGTTTTTCTACAGGATCATATGTGCCTTTTTCCAACAAGTCTGCCGCCTTGAGGATAGCACGTTCTAGTTCTTGCCGCTTGGTGAATCCTTCAAACTCTGCTAAGAACCAATCGTTGTGACTTTCTGTAATGTCTGGTACAGGCTTTAGTTCAACGCCTGTTACTGCTCGTACTTGATCGTAAGTAGGCAATGCGCCATGCTCATCACTGTGTTGCTTAATAAACTCTGCCGCATCCTTCAGACTGCGATCAAAGTTTTCTGTGTTGAAAATGTTTTGTACACGCACATAGTTTTGTGCATCGTTCATCATCATTTCCAAAAACAGTTTTTGTAAATCTGGTGTATATTCTTTAGCCAAGTTTTTTCCTCAATAAATTAATTTTTAAACTACTGGTTTCTTTTGCATCAACTATACTTTTTAGTGTAAACAATTTGCCATATCTAACAACAGCATCGTTAACATCTTTTATATCTGTTTCCCAGTCCGGAAAACTTACACTCCATCCATACTCTAATGCGTTGTCAATTAATCTTTGACCTGCTCTATCTCTATCTGGTACTAGTATAACTTCTCTAGCCAATGTGTCAATAATTTGTGCCTGTTGTTCACTGCATTGATTACTTAGTATACCAACACCGCCAATGCAAAGTGCATCCAATAGTCCTTCTGTTACTACTACAAACCTAGCATCAGGCAACTGAGAATCAATCCCATAAACGTAGCCACTATCATGATTAGTAAAATATTTGGGTCTTCCGGCATCGTCTGTACTCCTTGCGCTAAAACCGATAGTTTTACCTTGCCAAGTGAATGGAACTATTACACGCTTCCACATTCCTGCAGCTTTTGTGTTAGCATACATAAGTTTATCTAAAGGTAGTGCCCTTGCTTGTGCATACATTTTTATGTGATCTGGAAGTGTGTGTGTTGCTCCTTCCGGCAAATCTCTTGGTTTAAATTTAACTTGTATTTGTTCTTCGTCTGGTTCCGTTAATACAACTGTGTCTTTGATACGCAGTGCTTCAATGTTAAGCATCTGTCTTGTGTTTTCATCTACACCTAACCAAGTTAACAATTTGCGCATTTTAAAACTAATGTGTCTACCTGGTTGCCATCCTGTTTTAAATCCACAGTTAAAGCAGTGATAACTCACAGCATCACCATTCATAATTACGCCGCCTCTGCTACGACGATCACTGCTTTCGCCATTGTGATGACAGCATACAGCATTAAACGAAATCCACCCATTAGTAGTTCGCTTTTGCTTGCCAGGCAAACTATCTTGTACTGCTTGTTGTATACTGTTCATCTATACTATTATACGTTCTTTTGCAAAAAGATACAACCGTTTTGTGAACCATTCATGCCCTAGTTCATTAGGGTGTCCTCCACTGGCAAAATGTTCTGGGTGTAGCACACTTTGCATTGTTGCTCCATCTAAGAAATAGTTTGGATATGTAGTTGTGCTATGTTTGCCAATAGCATTAAACTGTAATATAGGAATGTTATGATACTTGCACACTGCATTTACATTTAGTTTTGCTGCATCTGTCCAATAATTATGATCTACACTGCTGACTAGCCATTCTTTATGGCTGTTTGTAAACTTTGTTTCACCTTCGTTTGAAATGAATCCGTTATGTACCCATATGGTGTCTAGCCAACTAAATCTAGCAGGTTCTGTCCAGGCTACACAAATGATAATTTGTTCGTCTGTTTTCCAAGTATTGTTTATATAGTCTGTAACTTGATACTGTATTGCATAGTTACTGTTTGCAGGTTGTGCAAGGTTATCAAACACACAGTTGAATCTTGTTGCCAAGCAACCTAACCAACTATGTTGTTCTCTGTATCTAGTATTTTCTCGGTGTCTATCCCAACTAACATCCGGACTCTGTAGTTCACTTCCATATGTGAAACTACAACCAAATCCTACTAACTTCAAGGTCTATATAGTACTTGACTCAATGTTCCTGTAGTAGTTGTACGCACAAAACGCACTGCACTGTAAACACCAGTAAAATTAAAATAATCATTATCAGTTTGTGCAGTGTATGTTTTTGTTGTAATTGTTGTGAAGTCTGCGTTTTGAATACTATTGCTTGGATTAATTGAGCCCTGTACCTCCAGGGTGCCTGTGAATGCACTACTAAAATAAACCTGTGCAGTATGTTGTGCAGTGTTACGATTTATATATGGAGCGATTGCTATTGTACTGCCTGTGTTGCCACTTGCAAATGCTTCTGTAGTACTTTCTGTAAATGTTGGATAAACACCTTCGTCAATTTCTAAAACACCGTTTGCACTGTAGTTGTCGTCTGCATATGCCGGTGCAGTTCTGCCTTCTGG